GGTTATCGATAGTTTGAATCGTCAGATGGAGACTTTGTTTGACTCCTCTATGGCACTCTACAATCAAATGCTAGAGCGTGGAGTAGCAAAGGAGTGTGCAAGGTTTGTACTGCCTCTGGCTACGCCTACACGCCTCTATATGACGGGTTCAGTACGTTCTTGGATTCACTACATTGATTTGCGTTCAGGACACGGTACACAGAAGGAACACATGGACATTGCGAATGCTGCTAAGGCAATCTTTATTGAACAATTTCCTGCTGTTGCTGAAGCACTTGAGTGGAATTAATAAATACCCTTATACTTTTTATGTAATCTATGGCTGTATACCCTGTTATCAATAGAGAAACTGGTGAACAAAAAGAAGTTTCAATGAGTGTTCACGATTGGGATCAATGGAGAAAGGACAATCCTGATTGGGAAAGAGACTATTCAGATCCTTCAACCTTTCCAAACTTCGGTGAGGTTGGTGAAGTCTATGACAAACTGAAGAAGTCTCACCCAGGTTGGAATGACGTACTTCGCAAAGCGTCTAAGGCTCCAGGTTCCACAGTAAAACCACTCTAACTTCTCACATGCCAGTAAGAAAAACAAAAAACCCTGTTCCATTCGGAATGAGTAACAAGCAAATGAAAAGAAAGAAACCAATCAATCTAGACTTCATTAAAAAGATTGAACCTCTTACGGAAAACCAAGAAGAGTTCTTTAGATCTTATAAACTAGATCAGAACATTGTTGCTTATGGTTGTGCTGGTACAGGTAAAACCTTTATCGCACTGTATAATGCAATCAAGGATGTTCTGAACGATAAGACACCTTACGAAAAGATTTACATTGTAAGATCTCTTGTTGCTACCAGAGAAATTGGTTTTCTTCCTGGAGATCATGAAGACAAATCTTCTCTTTACCAGATTCCATATAAGAATATGGTGAAGTATATGTTTGAGATGCCTGATGATGCAGCGTTTGAAATGCTGTATGGTAATCTCAAAACTCAAGGAACAATTAGTTTCTGGAGTACTTCATTCATTCGTGGTACTACACTTGATAATGCTATTGTATTGGTTGATGAATTCCAAAACTTGAACTTCCACGAACTTGATAGTATAATTACTCGTGTTGGTGAAAACTCTAAGATTTTATTCTGTGGTGATGCAACTCAATCTGACTTGATTAAATCTGCAGAAAAGAATGGTATTGCTGACTTCATGAAAGTACTTCGTATCATGCCTTCATTTAATATTGTAGAGTTTGGCCCAGAAGACATTGTTCGTTCTGGACTTGTCAAAGAATACATTCTTGCGAAAATGGAATTGAATCTATGAGTTTTATTCATCATAATTTCTTAGGTGATCTTGAATTAGAAAAGAAAGAAACGAATGGCATCCGTCTCTATAACCTTCCCAATGGAGACTGGGTGCCTTCTATTACGTCTGTCACTTCTTTCTATAACAGACAAATCTTTGTTGAATGGAGACAAAGAGTTGGTATTGAAGAAGCAAATCGTATCACGAGACAAGCTACTGCAAGAGGTACAGACTTCCACGAGGTAGCACAAGACTATCTACTCAATAAAGAACTAGACTGGAATAACTATCTTCCAGCATCTAAGTTTATGTTTCATCATTTGAAACCTGAACTAGATAAGATAAATAACATACATGCTATTGAGCGAACACTCTATTCAGAATACCTTGGTTTAGCTGGTAGAGTTGACTGCATCGCTGAATACGAAGGAGAACTTGCAGTCATTGACTTTAAAACATCCACAAAAATTAAACCTGAAAAGTGGATTGAAAATTACTTTGTCCAGGAAATGTTCTATGCTGCTGCATACTATGAATTGACTGGAATCCCCATTAAAAAACTCATCACACTTATGGTAACTCCTGGTGGTGAGGTAAAAGTATTTGACAAAAGAAACAAAGGGGATTATATTAAACTATTAGTACGTTATATTAAAGAATTTGTACATCACAATACTAGGCCAAATGGAGAATGAACTAGAAAAGGCTCTAGAAAATAAGTTTTTCTGTCCATCAAAGTTTGCACAAGAAATCGAATCTCTTGTTCATGGTGAAGATGGTATGTCGTATATTGATGCTATCATTTACTTCTGTGAAAAGAATAGTATCGATGTAGAGTCAGTGCCAAAACTCATTTCAAAACCATTGAAAGAAAAGATTAAGTATGAGGCAATGGAACTCAACTTTCTGAAGAGAAGTTCCAGAGCAAAATTGCCTCTCTGATTTCATTTTGGGGTAAAAAAAATCCCGGCAAAAATTTCACTATATTACTTTTTTGATGATGCCGTTCGATGCCTATAAATGCTATCTGTCTTTGAAGAATCACTTCACTAAAGACAGTTATGACTACCACAAGTATTGTGGAAAGAGTCGTGCGACTGTGCAATCTTTCTATAAACGAAAAGATAGATTCTGGTTTGAGAAACTTGCACGAAATAAAGACGATAAAGAAGTAGTTGATTTCTTTGTATCTAACTTTATCACCTGCACTGATCCAAGTAAGCTTTGGATAGGAGAGATGATACGAGAGGGAGAAGATAGATACGTTGCATGGAAGAAAAGAAATCAATCTCTTTCATATGTCTTCAAAGAAGAAATAGAAAGCATTTTTGCTGACAATAATTTTGATTCAATGTTCTCCATGGATGGTTCTAGACATCCACAAATTCTTAAAGAGTATCTAAGAAATAATATTTCAATTGAGACAATGGTGATTCTTGATAATATTCTTGGATTCAGAAATGAATTCGATAAGAAACTTCAGGATCCGGTGTGGCAAACCGTAAGTATGAGAATGAAAAAATATTCTCCCTTCCTACATATAGATGTATTCCGTTACAAAAAAGTTCTTAAAGAGATTGTTCTAGGAGTTAAATGAGTTTCTTCGATTCAGAAGTCGTCCGCGCAGAGATGGCTGAAATCAGTGAGTTACAAGAAGACATTTATAAAAATGTCTTTAAGTTTCCTTCAATGTCAAGAGAAGAAAAACTTGAGCATGTTGATATGTTAGAGAGACTTCTTGATAAACAAAAAGTTCTCTACACTCGTCTGAGTTTATCTGATGATCCTGAAGCAATTCAAATGAAAGAACGAATCGTTGACTCTGCTTCCATGATGGGACTTCCTGCTAATGTTGATATGACTGTTATCTTTAACAACATGTCTCAGATGCTTGAAGTCATGAAGGAACAGATTGACAAGACAGGTTCCGACTTGTAGAATATCGGAGTACACAAAGGCCAAATCCAAACAAATCAAAGGTAATCCAAATGTCTTTCGCAAATCTTAAAAAGCAATCTTCTCTTGGTTCTCTGACTTCCAAACTGGTGAAGGAAGTTGAGAAGATGAATACTACTTCTGGTGGCGGTGATGAGCGCCTCTGGAAACCTGAAATGGATAAGACTGGTAACGGTTTTGCAGTTATCCGTTTCCTCCCTGCACCTGATGGTGAAGAACTTCCTTGGGCAAAGATTTATTCTCATGCCTTCCAAGGTAATGGTGGTTGGTATATTGAGAACTCTCTGACTACGATTGGACAGAAAGATCCTGTGTCTGAGTACAATCGTGAACTGTGGAACAGTGGTATTGATGCTGATAAAGAAACTGTTCGTAAGCAGAAGCGCAAACTGTCTTACTATGCCAACATCTATGTTGTGAAGGATGCTGCTAATCCTCAGAATGAGGGTAGGGTTTTCCTCTACAAGTTCGGCAAGAAAATCTTTGACAAGATTATGGAAGCCATGCAACCAGAGTTTGAGGATGAGACTCCTATCAATCCTTTTGACTTCTGGCAAGGTGCTAACTTCAAACTGAAGATTGTCAAGAAGGACGGTTACTGGAACTATGATAAGTCAGAGTTCGATCGTGTTGCTCCTCTGTTGGAGGATGATGATGCTCTGGAAGCAATCTGGAAGAAGCAGTATTCTCTGACTGCTCTGACTGCACAAGATCAGTTCAAGACTTATGAGCAACTTGAGAACCGTCTGAACATGGTTCTGGGCAAGAAGTCTGCAGCACGTCCTCGTCTTGATGCTGAGGTTGATGATGAGGACAACGATCGTGGTTCTTATTCTCCTGACTTCTCTTCCCGCTCACAGAAGTCTGAACTGCCTGAAGAACTGAGTGCTCAACTCAGCTCTCTTGGTTCTTCTAAGACTGATGAGGATGAAGATGATGCACTGTCCTACTTCCAGCGTCTTGCTGAAGAGTGATGGACACCGCACTTGACGCTTGGATGAATCTAAGTTACGGAGAAGGGTTTCTCTTCTCCCTCTGGATCATCGGCATGTACTACATCAAACTGCGAATGGATCGCAAGTTTGGACGGTGAATTACAATCTACTGATATAATCTAATATTCTCTCCTTTCTTCAGGGTTCCACTTCTATATTGGGTGGAACCCTGTTTATATTTCATAATCTCTTCCATATCATTCAATACAATACTGACATAATCATTCTTGAGTAGAAAGATATTTCTCTTATCATTTTCAATTTTAGATTCATAATCATAGTTAGTAATCGCAGTTGTGATATTAGTTCTGGTTACATAACTTTCTGTTCCAGTATCAAAGAACTCTACAGAATAATTTGAAGGAACAGTAATACCAGCAGGAACTATAGTTCTTCCTCTACTATCTTGAACTTGAATAGTTTCATGGTGATGTGTTCCAAAGAAATTTTCATATGCACCATACTTACTCATAAGGAAGTTCTCAAATGCTTGTTGAGTGAGAGGCCACTCAGTTTGAACATTCAAAATATTGTTTGAAAGAAGAACAATCCAATCTAATGTTTCATCGCCATAAACTTCATAGGCAACATTATCTGGACGATTGTCACCAACAATTTGATACTTGGTGAAGTAGGTTAAGTCGCCAAAGATATCTTCTCTGAGTTTACCTCTCTTGAAAAGATTCTTGACAGTAATGTATTCTGATATATTCTTATCAGAAGTTCTACTGACGTAATCAAATTCTGGAACGTAGCGGAAGTAACTTGGCATTTTAGAATCCTATGTCGTCTTTTCCTATTGCATTTGAATTTGGATTAAATCCTGATATGTCCGAAGTCTTAGAAACTGCATTTCCTTCACTATCAGAATAATCACTATCATAGACTGGATCGAGTTCGGTAAATCTCAATGACATTTCATATGATGTCATTGTTCTCTTTTCATCATTAAATGTCATGTAAGTTCCATCTGGAGTATAGTTCACATCACATGCAGTTAATGCACAGGTTTTAATTCTATTTAATGATGGATGATCCTTAATTTCGTTTCCTTCCTTGTCATAACTCATATACCTAATGTCAAATACGTTAGGTGCTTTTAAGAATACGGAAGTTTCGGTTGTCTTGACTGACATTCCTTGTTTGAAGAAACGAATAATGTTTCTTACCTGTGTTGCTTCTGTAGAATCTCTTGGAGAAAGTCTAAACGTAAACGTAAAAGGACGTAATGAAGGAGCATTAAAAAGCAACTCCATATTTGGATTTAAAATTGCTCCTGATGTTCTTGATAAAAGTCCTTGCAATCCAACTGCTTCTTGAGCTAAGTAAACTTTTAGCGCATCTGAATATGTTTTATTTTCGTTTTTTCTAAGTTCTTTTGCAATACTTCCAAGAATTTTTCCAACATTTGAACCAAGATCTTTAATAGTTGGAGAATTCATCACACCCAATGATGCACCCGCTGCAAATGCTCCCACAGCATTGAGATTGCTTCCTTGCCAATCGACTGAATTACTATCAGTGATTGATGGTTGAATTGGTAGTGTTACTGAACCTTCAATAGTTCCTCCAGATTTTCTTTTAATTGTTTGTTCTCCGAAATTTGGATTTATGATGCTTCCCTCAGAAGTTTTCATTGTAAAGATAATTCTATCTTGTTTGTTACTCTCTAAGTCTTTTGGATAATAATATGTTCCATATTTTGTTCTTACTTTTGCTTCTCCTACGTTAATGTCTATTGGCGCTAGTTCTCCTCCTACTATAGCATCAATTTCAGCCTGCTCATCACCTAGATTCCTGCTTAAATTTGTTTGATTTTGTGTTGTACTTGTTAAGTCAATA